ATACTTTCTTTTACATCATATCATATTATTATATGTAATTTACACATAATAACTTATTTTAAAGCAAAAAACTCCCTTTTTTCTTAGGGAGTTTTTATAATCAGTATGTGTATTCTTAAGAGTGTCTTCCCCAAAAAGCAAACTTAGGATATTTATTATTTATGTTTTGATTATACCATAATTTGACAAATAATACAAATGTTTAATTAATTATTCCAATGTTTATGTACACTAGATTGTGTACACGAACACTATATTCACATAAAAAATAAGGTATTCTAGCCTAAAAGTCAAAAAAAATAAGCCTTATTAGAAGACTTATCGATTTACTTTAATGCCTGTAAGAAACAGTTTTAATACAATTTAGCACCCCTACTTGTAATCGTGTAAAGTTTTAGCACCCTTTGTATTAAATCGTGTAATTAGTTAGCACCCTTTTAGCACCTTTTTTCAATGAGCACATATTAAGTCTACTTTAAAAAGGTGCTATTGTCAATGAAGTAAAGAAAGTTCATTACTCCATATGTCAGCACCTTATATGAATTAAAGATGACCGTCGCCTGTCACCTTTTTTATTTTAATCTAGGAGGTTTATAAGTATCTTACTTACTTGCCTCCTTCTCTAAATTTTTAGCTAAATTTGTAAATATGTAATTAAATTCAATCCATTTTTCAGTAGGTTTTACCTTTGTATTAGCATCAGTATTTACGACAACTAAATCATTAATAAAAAGTGGATTACCAAAATCACCATTAACTTCTTTGAAATCAATATTCTGAGATTGCTTGTACATATCTGTTTTGTTTTCAAAATAATCAACTCTAAATCTTATTTCATACTCTTCAACGCAGTTAACAGCTTTAAAGTAATATCCAAGATATGTATTGAGCAAAATGCATTTATCAAGCATATTTTGTATATCCTCTTTTTTAGCCATATCATAATCTCTAATAATAATTCTAGTTTCTTCCCAGTTATTATTTTGAAACAATAAAAATGGGTCTCTACTCTTGCTTGATGAAGAATAACTCAGATTTTCATTATCAAACAAGTGTTCAATAAAATCAACAATTGCAGTATTATGGACATTTTTAAATCTAATAAGAATAGAACCAACAAATCGATGCTTGTTTTGAATACCTTTTAAGTTCTTATATAATCTTACTCCATAAGCAGAATCATAGAAGTTTGTTTCATCATCTTCATTTTGCTGCTCACTATCTTGCTTAGATATTTCTTTAATCTCATAATGATTTTCAACCTTTAAAATTTCAAACTTCTTTCCATTAGCATTAAAAACTGGAAATTTGTCTGCTTTTTCATCATTAGTTGAAATATGGCAAACTATTAAATTATAATCAGCAGTCTTGCCACCCCTGCTTTGTGGAAGGATATGATCAACATTCCATCCAAATTCGCTGTTACGATTATTGTAAGCACCTTTGACAATTTCACGTCCAGTAAAGTCTTTTACCTTTGTGGCCTTGCCATAGAACTTACTCCAAAGTCGCATAGCGGTCTCCTTGTTTAAATCCATAGATTTTGTGTTTGTCTTTTCCATATTAAAAAATTCAGAAAGACACTTGACCTCCTATATTATTAAGTCAATCCGACAAAATCATGTGACCAGCCATAGGGCGACCTATTGCTATCAGCCTCAAAGGGCAATCCTCATAATAGCGTTGCAGAAGATTAACTAGTCAGCTTTCATAGAAAGTTATCAGTTTCATCGAATTGCATATTAATTTTACTTTAAAAAGTCGTTTTTGTCAATGAAGGCAAAAAAGCCCATCAGTATTAACCAATGGACTAATTATTATAATGTTATTTTTTTCCCTCCCTTGAACTTAAATTGAATTGTACCATCTTCATTTACAATTGCTTCATCAAGCATAGAATTCCATAATATTGAATCGTATGTTTCTATCAAGGATGGTTTGTCAGATAATTCTTTTAAGAAGCATTTAAGTGAATCAGCATTTTGCTGCATCTCATTTCTTTTTATAATTGCTTTTTCAATTTTTCCTTTTGTTAGATTGTATTTTTCGTTAAGAGAATTATATCTATTTGTATACTCAGTTTGATTTTGAGCTCTTGAAGCATTATCTTTTATAAGATTTTCAACTAGAATTCTAACATCATTAATCTCTTCATTTAACTTTTGAATTGTTGCATCAATTTTAGATGTATCAGTTAATAGTTCAATTATTGATTTTGTATTTTCAATTAATAGTGCCTTATCAACCATTAATTTATTATAGGCCTCAACAAATTTAGATTTTACAATTTCTTCAGTCAAGTTTGGTGTAGAGCATTTTTCTTTACCTTTACTATATTTTTTTGTGCATTGAAGAATCTCTTTTCTATAAGCCGAATTGGAATGCCATAGTTTTACTCCATAAAAGCTACCGCAGCATCCACATATTAACTTAGAACAAAATGGATTCTTTTTTGAGTATGCATATCTAAACTTATCTCTTTTCTTAAGTTCACTTTGAACTTCATTCCATTCTTCTTTACTAACTATTTCTTCATGATTGTTTTCAACATAATATTGTGGCAACGCTCCTTCATTTTTCTTAACGACATGTTCCAAGTAATTCTCAACATATCCTTTTTGAAGCAACGCATCACCTTTGTATTTTTCGTTTGTAAGAATTGAAGTAATATTATTAACTTTCCATTTACCAATCAAGCCTCCAGGCGTTGGTATTTTCTTTTCGTTCAAATACTCTGCAATACCGCTTCTTGAATATCCATCTCGTAAATAAAGTCGATAAATTAATCTTACTATTTCAGCTTGCTCTTCATTAATTACAATCTTTCCATCAACTTTATCATATCCTAAAAAATTTTTATAAGGCATAGATACTTTACCTTCTTTAAAGCCCCAGCGTTTACCAATCTTAACGTTCTCACTAATACTTCTTGATTCTTCCTGTGCTATTGCAGCAAGCATAGATAAGACCATTTCACTTTTTGAATCAAAGGTCCATAGATTTTCTTTTTCAAAGAACACCTCAACTCCAGCAGCTTTTAACTTTCTAATATATGAAATGGTATCAAGGGTATTTCTTGCAAATCTTGAAATTGACTTTGTAATGATGAGGTTTATTTTTCCCTCAAGAGCATCATCAATCATTTTATTAAATTGAACACGCTTCTTTGTATTTGTTCCAGATATGCCTTCATCCGCATAAACATTGATGTATTCCCAGTCTACTCTTGACTGAATATAACCAGTGTAATAATTAACTTGAGCTTCATATGAAGTATATTGTTCATCTGAATCAGTTGAAACACGTGCGTAAGCAGCTACTTTTCTTTTAATATTAGCAACAATACTTTGATGCGTTAAAGGATTAATTGTTGATGGTATTACTCTGACTTTACCCATTTTCCATCAGCTCCTCTTTTTAGACTTTTTTCTATTTCTTTCGACTTAATTCTTGCTTTTTCTTTCATTTCAGGAGTCCAGCTATTTTTCCTAGTTGGATCAGTCCATTTAATTTCATCAGTTGTTCCATCAAATAAATGAATTTCTAAAACATTGTTAGACTTTGCTACAATATAATCTATTTTCTTATTGAATAAATCTTCATCGAATTCCTCAATTCCAAGATAACTATTAATAGCCTCATATAATTTTTCTTCAGGTATCTGTTTAGATTCCATACAGTTCTTTTTACCTTTCATATTAAAGGTAGAACAAATCCAATATTGATTATATTTGGTAGTTTTATGTTGGTATGTGCTACCGCAGCAACTGCATCTTATTTTTTGAGTAAACGGATAAGTAATATTTCTCTTACTGACATCAAGTTTAAACCTTTTAGCTCTTTCTTCTTTAATTAACTGAGCTTTCATAAAAGTCTCTTTGCCAATGATAGGTTCATGGTCATCTTCAACATAATATTGTTTCAATTCACCCTTATTTTTTTTCTTTTTCTTGCTTAGAAAATCAGGTCTAAATGTAGTTTGAAGCACCCTATCTCCTATGTAATTGATATTGGTAATTACTCTTAAGACGTTGCTCTTTATCCATTTTCCACCCATTGTAGACTTAATTCCTTCTTCATTTAAAGTATTAGCAATTGCCATAACTCCTAATCCATTAATGTACATATCAAAAATTCTTTTAACTATTTTAGCTTGCTCAGGAATAATCTCTAAGGTTCTACCATTTAACTTATAACCAAAGTTATCATTGCCACCCCACGCTATTCCTTGTTCAAAATCCTTTTTAATACGCCATTTCATGTTTTCACTTACTGACCTTGCTTCCTCTTGATAATAGCTTGCAAGAACGGTAAGCATAAACTCGCCTTCTTCAGATAAGGTGTGCATCTTTTGTGATTCAAAATATACATCCACATTAATGGCCTTAAGCATTCTAACTGTTTTAATTACTGTTTCTGTGTTTCTGCCAAATCTACTAATTGATTTAGTAATTATCATATCAATTTTCCCAGCTTTAGCATCTTCAATCATTCTTATGAATTCTGGTCTATCTTCTTTAGTCCCTGATATGCCTTCATCCGCATAAACACCAGCAAATTGCCATTCAGGATTAGAAGATATCAATTTGTTATAATGACTTACTTGACTTGAAAGTGATTGTAGCATTGCATCTTTATCTTTTGATACACGAGCATAAGCACAAACTTTTTTTAATTTTTTAATTGGAGCAATTGCACTAATTTCAGTTACTATTTTCATTATATATTCACGTCCTTTCGCTACTATACATCGCTCTGTTTTCGTTATTTATCAAGTCATTTAGACGATAAATACTGTCAGGTTTGATACAATATTTCTTAGCTAAAAAGGACTCGGATTTTATAGCATCCTCTTTTGATATAATTTTCTGATTCAACATATTTATAACAATAATTAATGAATTGTAATAGTTCCTAATATTATCGTAATTTAGCATTTAGATACCTTCTTTCGCTCATTCCAAAAATGGTATCTGCATGAATCATTACAAAAGGATTTCTTTTTCTTTCCTGGAATTAATATTAATTTTTGACCGCAATATCTACATACATTACATTCTTCTTTTTCTGCGAGTACATTTCTTACTGATCCAATTGATATGTTTAAAGTTGAAGCAATCTTTTTATATCCAAAGCCTTCACTATTTAGTTTTATAATTTTACTTTTTGTTCTAGCATCCATATTCTTATGTCCTCCTAGTCCTTTGATGGCAAGAAGTCATTAAATTTGCCGAAGTATTTTGTACTTTCTTTTAAATATAATTTCATGACTAATTACTACCTGTGACTAAGGCTTGATGAAACGTAAAAAGTTTGGTTGAACATAAAAAAAAGAGGCAAATTAATGCCTCAAAGAATTACATATTATCTACCACAAAATTTTAAAAAATCTGGATCATCAATTAAATCATAAGGTATTCTTCTTTGAACTGCTGCTATTTCATCAGGCGTATAAATAATCCCTGAATCATAATCTTTTAAACTTCCATCCTCAAGAAAAGCAATTCTTGTTGATTCGATTTCATTCATATTTTTTAGAAGTATCCATACCTTATCACCAAGTTCCATATCAGCCCTTTCAGGGTTGAAACAGTAGGCCTCAGGTTCGCTTTTAAACACTGATTTGATTAGTTCTTCGCCTGTTGAATAAAAGCCTTTGTAGGCCCTTTGTAGCGATTTTTTGTTTGGAAGAATTAATCTTATAACAGTATCCCAATGATTATCAACTACTAAGCAATAACCATGCTCAGTATCATATACCCTTGTTATAATTGTTCCATCCATTAATTTCCTTCTATCCCAGAAGAATCTACCACCTTTATACTTTGGTAAGTTATCTTTTTCTAATATCATATTTTGCATTCCTTTCACTTATTATATAGTGGTTTGAAATGCAAATTTCGACAAAAAATTTAAACTTTTTTAAAAAAATTAAAATAGTCTCATTTTTGTTTCATAATTGTCTCAGCATTGCTCCAATTTTGCTAAAATGCTTTTAACTACAGCTAAATATTTCACTAGTTCTTTCTTATCTTGTTTACTTTGATTTTCGTTATTTACAAGGTCTTCAGTTTCAATGATTTCAGTATGCAAAATACCTACAAGAGCCTTTCCTTCTTTTTTAGTTAACTCAAACATTTAAAACACCTGCTTTCTGAATTTTATTTATCCGTACTTCAATATTCGATTCGATTTTAGCAAATATTTTATCTTTGTCAAATGTGGCTCTGATTGACCCTCTTGATTTTTGAGAAAAAAAGAAAAAGGTGCTTATTTTAAATTTTAGAAACAACTCAATTAAGAGCATTTTTTCTCAAATCATTAAATAAACACCTATGAAAACATTTTCATTATTTTTTTTGCATTTTAGCTCAAATATAACCATTATCACTTGTTATTTTTATTATAGTCAATTACCAGTTGAGCTTCAGCTTCAGTTCTATAAAGTCTTGATTCTCTTACTCGATAACCACCTCTACCTTGAGGATATCTTACTAAACAGAAACCTCCAGAAGATTTTATTACATACACTTCTTTAACGAATATGGATGATTCAATAATGAACGCTTTATCACCTGCTTGAAACTTTGAATTCATTTAATCATCCTTCTTTCTATATTTGCCAAAGAACTCCTCTTCAGCTACTTTACGAGCATTGATGGCTTCATCCATCGTTTTGAATCTTCCTAAGTTATGACACTGCCTTTGAAATGTAATTTGAGCAACCCACATACCTCGTTCTTTATCAAAATGAACACCAGTCACTCCTGAAGCATTGTTTTTATTCAATTTTCTATCGGCTTTAATTTGACAAAGACTTGTTCCATCAACTAAATCATCCTTAATTCTAAAATTAGCTTGATTTTCTTTATTTTTACAACCACATGAAACTGTAGAACCTAATAATAAATCACGTGATGAAACAACACATTTATTACCGCAGTTGCAAGTACAATTCCATAATGTTTTATTGTCTTCTCTTCCTTTAAAAGAATCGACAACAAGTCTGCCAAATTTCATACCAGTTAAATCTCTAATTTTATGTTTTAAGCATCCGCAGCTTTTAGTGTGACCTGTATGTAATTTATTAATATTAACCTCTTTCATATTGCCGCAGTCACATTTACAAAGATATACCGATGTTGTATATTCTTTCCTATTAAGTTTTTCAATAACAGTTAATCTACCGTATCTTTTACCTATTTCGTTCATAATTTAATTATACACCAACCAATCAAATCAAAAAATATCTAGCCCACAGAAAAAATGAAAAAATGCCTCCAGGATTTTACTCCCAGAGGCTATATAATTTAAAATTTAATGAAATATTTACTTCCACACTCTTTGCAAGTACGGATTACATTTCCTTCTTTTATAAATTCCATTCTCATACAATATGGACAAAAGCAAGTCTCCATACTTTCTGATAATCTTGCGTTTGGAATTTCTTTTACATTTAAATCGTTCTTATCATAACACTTCAATAATTCATTTAACTCTTCCTTGTTACAGATCCTGCTGAAGCTAAGGTCTTCACCTTCAGGTCCATAAACAAAAACATTGACATCATACATCTTAAGCACCTCTTAACAAGATAAAATTCTACCATTAAAAAAGTTTATAACAAGTCTTGACATTGACTAAATTATTTATTTTTCAAAATATTAATTGTAGCCTCAATATTGGTGTTTATCCAAGTATCTAAATCACCATAAGTTGATGTAATATAATTCTTAACATCATCAGTCATTTGATTAAGTGCAATGTCTCTAGCTTTAAGTAAAGCGAGCTTTTGACTTGCTTCATCAAACTTATCTTCTTTCTTCAAGGCTTCAACATAGGTTTGAAATACTGATCTAACAGCATTAATGATTATCGTTGTTGCTGTAGATAAGAAATTAGCAGCTTTGTTATTGTTAATTTTTGAATTGATTAATTGTACTAATTTTGCTCCAGCTATTGAAAGTAAAGGAAGTACAATTGATGTTACTACTACACTTATAATATTAGTTAAAATTTCGTTCATGGTTATTTGTCTCCTTTCACATGAATTGAATCATTTTTAATGTGGTCATCGACCTTTTGCTCAATCTTAATAATTCTTGAATGTAAGTCATCATATTTTTCTTCTAGCTTATCAAGTGTTTTTTCAATTCGGTCAATTGACGATTTGATATAGCCAACATCAGAAATAAGGACACCCTCATTCTTTCCTTCTTGCTTATGGTCTCCTTTGTTGTTTCTATGGAAAGCTAAGAAAGCAAAAAGAATAGATGACATTGTTCCTACAATGCTTATAATTGATAAAACGATATTTATTGCATCCATTAAACCTCAGCCTCCTTCTTAAAATAATCTAATGCTGCTTTTAACTCATTCTTATAAAGTTTCTTATCTGGAGCAGCTTTGAATTTTGATATCCATTCTTTTACCTCACTTGAAAGTCCTAAAGAAAAAGAACCAGTCGCCTTGTATCTTTCAACAATGCTTCTGATTCTAATTAAGTGGTACATGTTCTTTTCAATAAAATTATTAGAGTAAAAGAAATCATAGTAAGAATATATTTTCTTGCACCAGATCTTTATTTTCGAAGGAAATACACTTATATACTTTTCTACATCAGGTCTTATAGTTTCAGACATATACACAAGATTATCTGGAAATGCCATAATTTCATCATTAAAGATTTCATTATACTCATCGTAAGACTCACTAAATTCCATCTTACTTTTCCAAGCTCTAAGGCCGTAAATGAAATATTCCTTTTTTCCATTACTCCTATGAGTCATTCCTTTGAAGTCCTTTAAAACGACAATGTAATCTTCATCACTATTTTCATTTGAAGTTCCAAAAGCGTATGAACCACATCTATACATTAAGAGTACTTCGTCATCTATAAATTCATTTTTAATAAACTCCATTTCTAAATCCTCCTATCTATATGCGTAAACCATTTTGACGTAATGAGATGTTGTATTACAGGTAAAAATCAATGCCTTTTCAGTTGATGAAGCACCAAGTACAAGAGTATGATTTGTTCCTCCATAAACATAATCAATCGTGACATTTGACATTCCACTTGATCCATTTCCTGGAATTGCAACCATAATACCTACACTTAATTTCACAAAGAAAATTGTCGAATTATAGGTGTTATATTCATCCTCATAAAGATAAATTGTACATTTGTTTGAAGTGCCATAATTTCTCTTTACATAAAAGCCATAACGACTATCAACATACTTTACTGCCTCTTGATAGCCGCTACTTGCTACTGATAAAGGTGTTTCAATATAGTTAGGTTTGAACGTTGAATCAAGAGTCAGAGATGTGGTTGTTTTTGAGTATTTTGCTATGGCCATTTGATAAATCGTACCATTTTTATGGAGGTTTTGCTGTGTAAGTGTTGGAAATGATGTACTTTCGACCTTTGTTAATGTTGCCGTATTATTTGATAAATTTATCTGAATAATCACATATCCATTCTTAGTTGAATCTAAAGAAATATAAACCTGACTACCTTCTTCAACATATAATCTTCTTCCATAAATTTGAACATAGCCACTTTTAAATGTTATGTAATTGTTAGAAGCTGATACGGCAAGCTCTCCACCTAAGCCTCTAATTACTCCATCAGCTTTTAGACCTGTTAAATGATAATTGATATCAGCATCTTGTTTTGAAGACACGCTACTACCATCGAATGTTATTTTTACTAAAGCCATCTTAAGACCTCCTTATTTTTTGCTAAGTAGCTTAATTTTTTCTGTTAAACTAACTCGATACTCACCAAAAGTCACATTCGCAGTGTGTATATTCCCTTTAAATGTGATCTTTGTAATCATGGTTTGATATGTTTTATTTGGTGTAATAAACTCAATAAAATCACCCACATTTAAAATATCAAATAAAGGTGCGATTTTGTTATTTACCAAATAATCGAATGTAATTGAATGCTCAAGTGATGATGTTAACATCTCTTTTTGAGCGGTTGTAAATAAAGAATTATAATCACTATCAGAATAAGTTTTAGCTAGTGAATTAATTGATTTATAACGTTTTGTATTATCGTTTTGATTTGAAATTGTACCATCAGTGAAAAGATAATAATTGATTGTATTTTTGTATGTAACATTTGAATCTTTAGGATAAAAAGTGACCTTATTTACTGCTTGCGTGTTATTGTCAGTAATCACTAAATTACTGATACAGGCAATGCTAGAATTTAAGGTCACTCCTTTTTTACATTTTGTAATATGAAGGTCAATTCCTGATATCTTTCCATTATCATAAACAAGGCTATAAACTAAACCAATTGAGTAGGCTTTATTTAGAGTTGAAACAACACTTGAAATAGAATCTACTGTGTCTTCTTCAAATGTTAATGCTCCATTCACTACTTCAGCATCTCTACTGATTGTTAAATAGCTCATATTTTGAAGTGAATCAGAATTAGAAATAAAAGCCTTTTTTATTAAATTCAAAAGGTAAATTGATAGATTACCAGAATATGATGTTAACTTCATCTTATAATCCAAAATCGATATAAAATCTTTCGTTTTAACCTCTGTAACATGATTTTTTAAATCAATTGAAGTAATAATTCCTATGTAGTTTATCTTCTTATCTTTAATAATAAGGTAATCTCCTACACTCGCATTAACCTCCTCTTTATTGATTTCAAAAGATGAACTTTGAGGTATGACATTATCAATAATAATCGTGAAATTATCATTAGCGTATCCATAATCAAGTACAGATAAAGTTAAATAATCTAAAAATATAACTTCCATTAGTTACCACCATACCCTTCAAGAAGCTGAATATTACAAGTCGTTTTAGCATTGACTCCAGGACTAAATCTTATCTTCTTTTCACCTTTATCAATGAATAAAAAATTATCACATGAAAAATCCTGCATTTGATAAGCATTTTTAGTTACTCCATTTTCAGTAATAGTTATAAATTGATCTGATTCATCTGAATTAACAGTTATAATGCAATCATCAGATTTAACCATAATCTTTAGTGAAGATATAATCGTATCACCATCAAGAATATCAACTCTAGGATTATTAACTGCACCAGCAATAATGATATTTAAAGGTGCTTTTACTTCTCCATTATTTTTCACATAAATTTCACCATTATATGATGAGCTATAAATATGAGGATAACCAAATGGAAATGTTTTACCTTTTACATCTTCATTAACTGATATTTGATAATTAACCTTATTAAGCCACAAAGACAATTTATCCAAAGATAAAGAACTTTGAATTGTATTGCTTTGAAGCTCAGTTTTAGTTATTGATTTAAATGAAACATACGCATATTTTGTATCTTTACCATTATTATAAAAAATCCTTAATTCATTAGAAGATCTAATAAAATCAAGGAACTTTGAATAGCCATTATAACCATTTAAAAACACAACTTCAAAATCAAGTGATGTTTGAGGATTTTTAATTTCAACACAGGTATATCTATTTGAATAAGCTACATAAGTATTTTGCTTTTCAACTCCAAGATTTCCAATGCTTGAAATCAATGAAGATGTCCTATAATCAAAAAAATAGGTAGTGCCTATTTCATTTACAAGATATAACTTTCTCATTATAAATAGGCACCTCCTAACGCTTTATTTATTGAATCAACATCGAATTCTGATGATGATGTATTTACTGTTACATTATTTGTTGTTTGGTTATTATTTGTAGTTGAATAATTAGATGTTTTATTTCCATTAAGATTGAAAGTATCACTAAACCAATCTCCAACTGAACTAAACCATCCTTTGACATTACCCCATGCTTTTTTAGCCCAACCTGATACTGCATCAGTTGCTTTACCAATGGCTCCTTTTACTCCATCAACCGCTCCTTTAAAGAAGTTTCCAATGTTCTCTCCAACCTCACCAAGAAAGCCTGTGAAGCCTTTAAATTTGTCTTTAAGCCAACCAAACATTCCACTAAATTTTTCAGTTATACTTCCAACTACACCAGATACCTTATCAACTATCCCACCAGCAAAATTAGATACTCCATCACTTATTCCTTCAAATATATTTGATAGATTATCTGCAAGCCATTTAATTGCATCAATTATCCAGCTTAAAATATTTAAAATAGGTTTTAATAGTGTGTTTAAAAGTTCTAATGCAGGAGATATAACTGTTTCAATAACATTTCCTATTGTCTCTAAAATTGGTTCAAAAGCTGATAAAACTGAACTAATTAATTGAAGCTGCAATTCCAAAGGTGTAAGTAATACTTTGATTAAAGGTTCTAGTAATTTGATAATGCTTGAAACAAGCTCAATAACAATTTTTAAAACCTTTATAATAGGCTCTAATAAAGTGATGATAACTTTTAAGATTGGCTTTAAAATAGAGCCTAAAATCTTAACTACATCGCCAACTAATGAAACCACTACTTCAATAATATCAACTAAGACATTTAAAACATCCATAATAGGATCTAAAACAGCATTTATTAATTCTAAAATTGCATCAACTAGATCAGCAATTAAGTCAATAACTACACCAAGAACCTCCATAATTGGTTCTAATATTGTCGTAATCAAATCTACTACTTTGCCAATTAATGAAGTTATTACTTCAAGAATTCTCTTAATTAAAGGCATTAATTTTTCAAGCAAGCCGATAACAACATTAATAATTGATTCAAGTGGTGGCAATATTTTATCGATTACCTCAACCAACATATCAATTACTTTATTTATTAAATCCATTATCGTCTTAATAATTGGCATTAAAGAATTAACTGTTTCTTGAATAAAGTCCATTACTTTATTAAGTAGTTTTGAAATGATATTTATAATATTACCAAGCAGCTCTCTAAACTTCTCATTTTGAAGCAAAATAACAGCTAAAACTGCAACAAGTCCTACAATACCAAGTGTTGAAGCCTTGATTGCTCCACCAGCTATTGTAATTGCTCCTTTTAAAGTTGTGAGGCCTACCTTAATTTTTGAAATCAAAGGTATCAGTTTACCAATGATAGCTAAGACTGGCCCTGCTGCCGTTACAATTCCAAGTAGCGTCCCAATAAACACCTTCATACCTTTTGATAGATTATTCCACCAATCAAGTGTGTTTTTAAGGGCTGGTACGATCTTATTTGTGATCATTAAAACAAGACTATTCATTACCGGAAGTAGGGCTTGAGCAAGCTCATTTTGAAGACCTGTCAATGCTTGTTTTAATCTTGAAATGGCATCAGTAAATTCTCCTGCTTTTTCGGCATCTTCATTTGATACAATTCCTAGTTTTCTACATTCATTTCTTAAATCTTTTACTTGACTTGTTGAAGCAGATATTACTTGTGTAAGTTCAGCTCCTAGCTTATCTCCAAATATTTCATTGGCCACCGCTGTTCTTGAGGCTTCGTCCCCTACTGAAGATAGAGCGTCTCTAATTTTCATGAACGCCTCATCAGTATTAAGTCCAGCTAAATCCTCACTAGTTAATCCGATAAGTTTTAGCTTTTCATTAACGCTATCAGCACTACCATTTGCAATATCTCCTAAAAGAGCATTAACCTTAACAAATGCTTTTTGTAATTGGTTTTGATCTACTGCTAAAATCTCTGCAGCATAGCTCCATTCTTGGAATGCCTCAGCTGATAGATACACTTTAGAGGCTGTATCTGCTAAGTCATCTGATACAACAAGTGATTTGTAAGAAAGAGCGGATAAAGCTGTACCTGCAGCTACAATAGGAGCTGTTACATACTTTGTAAGTTTATTACCAACTCCTGCTAGCTTATCCCATTTAGCATTACCAAGTTCTAGTATTTTCGTACTCGTATTTTTAAGCTCGGTATTTAGCTTTGAAACATCAGCTTCAGCATACTCTATCGCTCTTTCAAGTTTCTTAAATTCAGATTCACTTATTGCACCAACTTTGACTGCTTCCTTAGCTTCTTCTAATTTTTGTTTTTGAAGTTCTAATTTCCTCTTTGTAGAATCTAAAACCTCATTTAATTTAGTTTGTTTATTCTTCCAAAGTTCGACATTTGAAGGATCATATTTAAGTCTTTGATTAATAGCTTTTAAGTCAGCTTGTTGTTCTTTTAATTCTGCTCTTACTTTACCTAAGGACTCGTTAAGTTCAGTAGCATCAAGTCCTATTTTAATGTTTAAACCTTTTATTGTTTCAGCCATGTCATTAACCTCCTATAGTAAAAAATTGTCAATGTCAGATTGTGTTGCCTCTCTTGATGAGCCCTCACTTCTTCCCATTGACTCCATAAATAAATCAACAAGCTCAAAATAAGTATCAATCTCAATCAAAAAGGCATCCGATAGTGGGATGCCCATTTGAGATAAATTAAATATGATATTACTAGTCGCTTGATGCTTCCGTTTTACTTTCTCTGGGGCTTTTGCTTTGCTCTTTTGTCCCTGGAAAGAGTAAGCCAAATACACCAGTTAATTCATTCATAGCTTCAGTGCTTTGGAACACTCCAAACTCAAAAGTGTCCATAAACTCTACAAATGTTTTCTCTTTTGCATAAGGCTTATGTAAGATATAAATAATTTGAAACGACGTATTAATAACTCCTGATAAGCTACCAATAGAATCGCTTTTAATATTTTGTATCTTATCTAAATCTTCAAACAAATCAGTACCAAAGGTAGACTTATAATCAATTAATGTTTTTAATGAGGCATGAACTGGTAATTCACGACCTCCAATCTTAATAATACTATCCATTATTTAAGTACAGGCAAAACTGGTGCAACACTTAAGAATGTCGCATAGTTTGCGTCTCCTTTCGAAGCTGTAATATGTGTTGTGTAATTATCTGCATCAATAGCAATAGGTCTAGCTGTAATTGTTAAAGAGATTGAGTTTGCTTCAACTGAATCAGCTTTACTCTTAGTTGCTTCATTAATTGGTGAGGCAGTACATAAATAAAACCAAGTTCTTCTTGCCTTAGCATCACCTTGTAATTCAAAACCTAGTGCAAAAGTAACTACTTCAGCATTTACAATTTCTACAAGATTTCCATTATCAAGTTTCTTATAACCTAAAATATCAGTTTTGAATTCATCAATTAATTCAGTGAGTTTTAAGGTTAGAGTTCTACCTGCATTTTGAATTAATGTAGCTACGACCTGATCATCGGCATAAACCTGTGTTGAGCTACCAATTAAATCACTTGAAAACTCTTGTGCTCCTGGAAGTGCAACTGGTGTAGCAAACGACCAAGTTCCATCAACAGGATTAAATGTAGCCTTAGAATAATGAACATTCTTAAGGCCAAAAGTTACAATATTATTTGCCATTTAAAAATCCTCCATTTCAATTTCATAAACTCGATTTATTGATTTATCGCTATTATGTGTTTCACTTAAAACCGAGAAACTTAATCCGTTTTTTAATAATGCCTTCTCTAAAGTTTCCTCAAGAGTAAGGTCTTTTTTCTTTGTGACAAGAGTAATCTGAATGCTTGAAACATAAAAAATAGGAACATCGTCATGATATCCCTTTGGCTTTTTAGTTATTTCTTGATAAACGATATATGGCATTGGAGCATTTTCTTCATTGTCATAAACATTTACTGCATAGAATACTTTGTCTTTTAAAACTTTATCTAGAATGGAATAAATAGTTTCTAATGTCATAGGCTATCCTCCATTTATAATCTTTTTAATATCTTCAAGCATTTCAGGTGTAAACTCACTATAAGCTGGCCTCATAAAAGGTTGTGCTGCAACATGACGTCCACTTCTATGTTTGAACCCAAGTTCAATTAAATGAACCAATCTACTTTTAGTTTTCGATGAAATATAAATAACTTGATTAACTCCTGTTCCAATTTTTGTTTTAACAAATGAATCAGCTAAGTGATTTGTGCTATTTCCTTTTGGAGCATTTGTTTTAATATAAGCTAATATTTCATCAGCTGTATGATTAAGCCTTTCTACAATTTCTTCTTGAACAGCTTTAGTGTATTCACTTACAAGTTCAGAGATTTTCAAAACACTTTTATCTATTGATAGTGGCATCTAGAATTTCCTCCTTCTTGTAATCACTTAAAGATAAATATAATTCGACGAATTGTCCGTTTTGATAAGTTCTATCTACTTTATAGATTTCATCCTTCAATAAAACAAACTTTTCACCAGAATACAAAAAGCATTGTAGGCTTATTTTTATTTCACTTTTCACATTCAAAGCAACGCTTGTTTGATACTCAGTAGCAGTAATAGATTTCATACATCCTATTACTTCTTTTTTAAAATTTATAGTCGGACACCTTATTCCTAAAGCATCCGACTTGTTAACGATGGCAAGGAGATAGAGAGTTACATTGGCAGAATTAGGAAACATTAGGATTCCTCCGAATTAAGAGCAAGTTGGCGTACCAATAGCTCAAAATTAGAAGGTAATTCCTTAACACTTCCATCACTTTTGAAGCCAAAGAATGTCTTTACATATATCAAGATTAATCCTTTAACAAGAGGATTATTGCTACGTACTGTGGATTTATCAACACCTATCGAAATAAGCAATTGACAACACGATTCAACATGTAGTTTTATCTCGCTATCTGCATATGTCTCCATTGCTGGAATCATTAAAGCCTTCTTGATTTCAATTAAGAAATCGTCATCATTTCTTATGTTCATACACAACGTCCTTTCTTTACATACATTCCGCATCCCTGTTCATTATTCCGTTTTACTTATACTCTTTTCTGTTCATTGTTCCATTTTACTTTTACTCATTTCTTTTCTTTGTACCTTCTTACTTGTACTTTCTTTCATTATTCCTTTTTACTCGTACTCACTTTCATTATTCCTTTTTACTTTTACTTGCTTTGATTGTTCCTTCGTACTCCTTTCGGGGAAGCCTTGCGGTCAAACCCTAGTCGTTTCCTTGTACCTTTTCTCCACTTTCATTTCATTGTACTTTTTTACTTGCTTTTCTTTCATTGTACTCTTTTACTCAATTTCCTTTCATTGTTCCATCATACTCATACTCTTTTCATTTCATTGTACCTTTTTACTTATACTCATTTCTGTTCATTGTGCTTTCTTACTTAGTTAAGCTTCAGAAAACTCCATCAACCTTTTAACGACCATCGGATTAACCTACTTTGATGATGTAGATTTAACTTCAGCAGATTTCTTTTTAATTCTTAAAAAGCCGTTGAAACCTACAACATTACCACCAGTGAATACAGATGATTTATAGCAAATGATGCCATCTTTAAATTTGTAGTCACTTGATTTAGCAATCTCAACTGCTGAGAATACTGGTACTTCATAATTAGTTAATGCTCCATAAGCTAAGCAATAATCTCCTGCTGAAGTATTTGGATCACTAATTGCCTTACAGTTTGAATTAATGATATAAGGAATACCATCAATAGTTCCTGCTTTGTAATCAATTGTGTGTACCTTTCTTCCTTCAGGAGTTCTTAATTTAGCAAATGCTCTTAAATCATTTTTATTTAAAATTAAGACTGCTCCACCTTCAACTTCTTCATCACCACCATATGCAAATATAATGTCATCAAGAGTTGAATCTGTGATTTCAGTAATTTCAAGTGGTTTTGAATCAGCTAAAGCGACTGCCTTATCAGAGAAAATACCTGTAAAATTATTTGATGTTCCAAGGCCATGTAAGATTTGTTGAGAGATCTTCTTTCTTAAAGAAACATTGATGTTCTTTAAAACTTCTGCTTGGTATGGAATTGCAGGTAATTTTTCAAGTTCTTCAGTGATTTCAGTATAAGCTGTAACCTTAACCTTAGTGATTGTGCAATAACCAAATTTAGGTTCAGTTTCATTGTAGGCTTCACCCTCACCAGTAAGTCCTGCTTCACCATGAGATTTTACAAAGCTCTTTGTGTAAGTTTCACCACCGACTAAATTAACAACATGTACTTTATCTACTAAAGTTGAAACTTCAGCAAAAGAAACTGGTGCTAAATTATTATCCACATGGTTAGGAAGTAAAATCTCATCACTAGATACAGTGATAGTTCTCTTTTCCTTTAAATCAACACCACGTTTTTCAAGCATTTCTTTATTCATTGAATTTTCCTCCATTTTAAAAGGCTTCATTTCAGTTTTGTTCATAATGTTCATCTTTGATTCAAGCTGTTTTCTTTCTTCTTGAAGTGAGTCACATTCCTTACTCATTGAAGCCAATTTCTCAACATCAGTTTCTTTTTCTGATGCAGTTCTAATTTCATTTAATCTTGAGTTAATTTCACTCATTCTTGCCATTAAATTCATCTTTTTAATCCTCCTAATAATTTGTTTTAATATGAATTTTTAATTTTAAAATTTCTGCTTCTTTCTTTGCCTTTTCCATATCCATGGCCTTAAGCTCAGTATCCACCAAAGCTAAGGAGCGACCGACAACTATCGAAGTTTGATCATAAGCAGGTAAATCGACAACACTCACATCGTAAAGCCTATCAATACCTGTGATAGTCCTTTTTGGAATGCTGCCACTTCGATCAATCTTCTGAGAGCTAACGGTAAATGCGAAGCTCATTTTATCTAAAAGTCCTGCTCGAACCATTTTGTAGATATCCTTGTTAGACTCTGTATCAATGAGTTCTGCTCGAACCTTTAAACCAATTTCATCAACCATAAGCTGTAAAGAATTATTACGTGTTCTTGCAATAATCAAAAACGAATCGTTATGGTTATATTTCATAGGGACATCTTTTAAATTGGCATTTGCTAATGCGTTTCTATCAATTGACTCAATAAATCCATTTTCTTCATCACCAATAAGTGTCTCCTGATTAAAAACCAGTGCATATCCTTCAAGGACCATTTTGTTATCTTCTGATTCCTTAAATTCGACATCCGCTAGTCTATTTTCAATTTTCGTTTTGTCCATTTTCATTTCCTCCTTCATTCTCGCCTACTTGGTAAACATTAGCTTTTGAAGCATCAACATAATTTAGAGATTGAAGTCTCTTATCTCCACCTTCAATTGGCTCAAGTCCAAGTAAAGCTCTTGATTCATTTAAGCTCATAATTCCTAGTCCCATTAACTTTTCAATAGCTCCTACTTTGGTATTCCAAGAAGCGTATTGTAACCTTTCAGAGAAAAAGATAATTTCTTCCCCTCTTTCAAGCTGGTTATTAGTAAGTAGGCCCAAAGAAAAAGCCTCGCTAAGTTGAATAGCTAAAGGCTCAATTGTTGACTCATAAAATGAGTTGTATTCATTTTCATCATAATTATTTGAAAACACTGCTTTACTAACACCATAGTAATCAAGTATCTTACTTTGAACGAAATCTAGTGTAGTTGATTCAACTACTTTTGGATCAGCTGTTAATGGTACATATTCAGCTTTTGTATCCATAGGAACAATTGAACTATCACCTTCAGTAGCTTTTAAAATTGCTCTTTGAAATTCATCAAGTTGCTTCATTTTATCTGCTTCTTTTAGCATTCCATTTATCTTCAGGATACCTTTGATTTTAAATGATGTTTGAATTGCAGCATTCACTCCTTGAAGCAAGGCATCATTTGTTTTAACTGTCTTAAGCAATGCTTCGTGATCACCACTAGAATTAGATCCACCAAAGAAATCATTTTTATAATAAAACCTTCTTAAATGAATCACGTTCTCAGTAGGTATTTCATAATTGCTGCCATCTTCAAAGTAAAACTTATAAGTATGGCTTCCATCATCGTACTCAATTGGCTCAACGATTATTGGATTAATCGGATACAAGCCCTTAAGTGTCAGATCACTTTTATCATAAAGTGGATACACAAATGCATTATCATTAAGCAGCAATAACGAGACCACCTTATACAAAAACTGGTAAGGAGTCATAAGCTCGTTTGGTTTCCTTTTAAGGCAAAAGGTTATAGGTCCATTCTTTTCAGTTTGAATTCCATTTTCATCAACTTTAATGTATCTACCTTTTAGCTTTGCACATTGTGATGCTATCCTATCAATACAAATCATGACTACATCACTTTTGAGGACATTATCACCAAAAGGAATAAGTGGAACTTCTATTCCATGAACCATCTTAAAACCTGTAACAGGATTATTGGATTTATTTTTTCTTTTGAATATTCCCACGACTATTCCTCCTAACTTTGCATGTTCTCATACTCTTTTATGTATCTATTCAAGACTGCATAAGTGATAATTAATGCAACTGCACCATCTATTCGTTTGAACCTCGAATTAACCTTACTTGGCTGTATGTTTCCATTGATATCTACCTTAGCTTGAGTATTAGCTAAGCACCATTTTAAGACTGGATTATTATCATAAATAATATCCTTATTTTTAATGTCAGCCTCCAACTGTTTCATTGGTTCTGATAATGTATAAACACCTTGCCTTATTTTCTCTAAAGTGAAGCCAGCTTCTTCCATTTCATCAACCCAATATTGAGAGTTCCATGGATCATAACCAACCCATAAAGGTCTTATTTCATAATCTCTAACAAGATGTAAAAACCACTCAGTAACTTTTGAAAAGTCATTCTTACTTCCTTCTGTTAGAGTTATAAATCCTTTCCTAACCCAGATATCATAAGGCACACTATCTTCTTCAATTCGCTTTTGTAAAACTTCACTTGGCATAAAGAAATGAGGAAGAACATACTTCTTACCATTTTTAACTACTACAATAACTGCAGCTGTTAAATCGGTCGTCGCAGATAAATCAACACCTGCAACTGCGTAGGTATCTCTTATTTCTTCGATATCAAATTTAGTTTCATTGTTAAGCTCATCAAAGGTTAACCAAGTACCTGATTCAAGCTGTTTAATATTGAAATCTTTACATAACATTGTAAGTCTAGTTGATAAATCATTTTTAGCTTTATTCATAATATCTTCAAGATAATGAACTGTCTTTACTTTACCTAGTGATGGATTTGATTTTTGCCATGATGATTTATCAGAATAGATTTCATTTTCACTATCTTGCGTATAAAGCCAAGGAAGTACACGCTCATCAGTAATTTCACCCTTTATCATCTTTCTACAATATTCAAGCTTTTTATCTAAAAAACCACCGACCACATTACCTTCAGTTGTGATAATGAAAATCAGCGGTTCTTCTTTAGTTGATTGCGATTGTTTAATTGCATCATATACTTTTGAATCAGTCATTTGATGTACCTCATCAATACAGCCAACCTCTATGTTATATCCATCCAAGTTACGTGACTGACCAGATAATTTCTTAATCTTATTTTTGTTTCTTGGTGAATAAATATAGAATATATTTTTCTTGCTTCGATTAGCTTTTGAAAGAGCCTTTGACTGCTCTCTCATATTATTTATTTCTTCAAAAAGGATCGAAGCCTGATCATTAGTGTTCGAAGCACACACAATATCAACTCCACCTTTAGATAAAAAGAATTCAGCAAGGTCGATACCTGCAACAAACGTTGTCTTACCATTCTTTCTAGCAATTAATAATATTACCTCATTAAACCTTCTTAAGCCTGTATCTTTAAACTTAAATCCATAGGCAGTTTGAAGCATTGCTTTTTCCCATAGTTCAAGAATAAAAGGCTGGCCATTAAATGGCGACTTGGTATGTTTACAGAATGTCTCAATGAAATCAATTCTTATTTGTCCAGGCTTTTCATCATAGGTGTATCTAGGATTATCTAAATCCGCTATTAACCTATCTAAGACAACTCTTAGTTCATTTCCTATGATGATATTTCCTTTTTGAATTTCAGAATAATACTCTTTTAAATAATTCATGATTCATCATCTTCTATTACTGGTGGATCAACTTCTTCATAGTTATTGATTGAATCTTCTTTACCTAAAATTAATAAATCAGATAAGTACGCTCCATCAATTTTCGATTTCCATATTTTGCCTTTGCTTGCTTTGTGTTCTTTATTTCCCATAATGTCCTCCTATGACAAAGTCCAATTCTTGTTGAGTGCAATAGCCATCTCGGAATCGGATAATTTCTTTAAATTTGTTTCACCAATAGCAAGTACTCTGCTATCCTTGCCAGTCCTATCACTTAGTGCAGTCAACATGTTAACGAGTGCCTGCTTAGTCAAGTCAACGCAAGCCACGAAGTTTGCGGATACGTCAAAGCCATTTTGGAGTTCGATCGTCCAGAGATTCTTCATACTATAGAAGGCCGTTTGCGGGATTATCGTTTTGATAGTGTTTGGAATCCAAAGATACTTTATTGTGCAATCCCTGAAGACATAGCCGTTTCCAGCAAATCTCTCCAAATGATCCGGAAGGTATACCTCAGTAGCATTTACTGTGTTGAATGAGTTTGCATACATTGTCGTGATTTTGGAATTCACATCAAAGCGTATCACCCTGACATTCGCACCCTTGAAGCAGTAATGCCCAAAGTCCGACAATGATGCTGGAAACAGCAAATCCAGTGTTGGTGCCTCTATCCTGCTAAATGCATAGATGTCGAGCATCTCAAGGCCCGATTCTCTTTCGAACGTTATCTTCTTTATCCCGCAGTTGTAGAACGTGTATGAGCCAATCTTCTTGACATTTTTTCCAATTGTTATCTCCCCATCAACCATTTTTCCGTTATAGAGGAAATAGTCACCTACTGATTCAATATAATCAGGAATAACAAGTTTTTTTAAATTCATTGAAATTAAATCTTTTTCTAAAGTTTCCATACTTTGAATTTGTGATTGTTGTTCTTCAATCTTCTTCTCATTTTCACTTAAAATGTTAATTTCCATTAATCCATTACTTATTTCAGCTTCAATAGGTATTGTTGAAAACAGATAATCAAATGTATCTCTAGAATAGGTGACTGCATTTGTTGATGAGATAAATGAAATGAGCCACTTACCAGCTATGGAAGTAACATTAGAAGGAATAACAACTTCATTATTTGAAAGCCTCAATAGAACTGTTGATTTAGGATGATAGAATTTTAAATATTGATATCTTCCTTCGATCAGGTCTCCAATTTCACACTTAATCTTAGTGCAATTTCTATCACCTTTTGTTCCAACATGAAGTGGTAAAATAGATTTTGAAGTCATCGTACCATCATTATTTATTTTGCAGTAAATTGTATACATTATCTCTCCTCCACTTTCTTTAAGAACTCATCAAATGAATCATCGCCATCATCTTCAGATCCACCAAGTATGGTATTTAGTGTTTTGATGATATTTGAATAAATAGAAATTGACTGAAGGTATGCTTTATAAGCTAATGTGATTCTTGCATTACCTTTATTAGATAATTGCATGACACCATTTCTTCTTATTCCATTTTCAAGTGAGTCAAGTTCAATTTTTAAAAAAGCAGCCTTTCTTAAAAGCTCATCAACTAGATTAACCTTTGCTTCATCTGCATTAGCAAATAAACTTTTTAATCTTTCATATTCTTTTATTGCTAACTCTTTCTTATCCATTTGGTATTCCTCCTTTCTTCGAACGTTTGGCCTGTGTTGGCTTTTTATTGCTTCTTCGAGCAATTAACCAACAAGGACTAAAAAAGCCAACGTGGGCCGTTTGTGGGGCTTTTGTTGGCGATTATTTTTATTTGTCTTCATCCATAATTGGAATTGCATTAATAATTTTATCTTGTTCCTCTTTAGAAATTCCCATGCTTTCAAGGGCTTCTCTTGTTCCACAAGTAGGACATATCGGTGTAATATTATCCTTTCTTGAAATTGCTGGATGCCCTTTATATGTCTTTCCACACAAAGGACAAGTTTTAATCAAGTTCTCTCTAGTTTCCATTTTTAAATACCTCCACTCCTACGCTATAAATAAATGCATCCATTAAAATTTCAATATCAAAACCAAAGTCGTTATACCCTTTAAGGCAGGTATCAAAATAATAATTGGTTGGACATCCGAGCTTCCTATCTTCGTGCATGATGTAAATAATTCCCTCGACGTTAGCCTGTGTGCCCTTTTTATCTTTGAGTGGCACATTTACTCGCTTTCGATAATAAAACGCAGGGTAGCCCTCGTAAACGTCGAGTCTTGCCAAGTCACGTTTACTTACTTCCCACACTCCTAAAGGAACCTGATGTCCTTTTGCTTTCTCAATAGTAAGGTATGAACCTGTTTTACTTCCTTTAAACATTAATCGGTAGCCATCGAGAACTGAGGTTCCAACTACCACTGCATCAGGGCATCTCTTTTTCATTTGTTCAACATTAAGGTTTGAACCATAAGCTAAGTAATACATTTTTTCCATTGTTTTGACCTCCTAGATTGCAGCTTGAGGAGCAGGTCTTAACCCATTTCTGAAGCTTGCATCTCCTCTTAAATTTTTCGTTAATGTTTCTCTTGCTGTTTTGAATTCCTCTCCAATGAATCCTAGTCTTAATAACCAAGTTCTCATTGCGTATTTAGGGTTTTCATTTTGTTGAGGTTTTGATGAAGCTCCGCTTACCTCTTTTGCCATTTGGCTTAAGGCTAAGCAGAATTGAATGTAGCTTTTAAGTTGTCCTGCGTGAAGTCCATTTTGTTTTCCATCTTTTGGGCTTTTGAATTCGAAGCATCTAAATTCAATTGTTCCTTTTGTGAATGTTGCATGGAAGTTTAGGATGTGGTAACGGCTACTATTGTAATGCATTGTTCTTCCTGAGTCACAATTTTGACTTTCGTACCAAACATCTGCGAATTGGCTCATTATTTGTGGTTTCTTTTTGTTGACTGCTTTTAAGAATCTAGGGTCTACTGTTTGGCAGTATCTATCAATTCTAAAATTGTCAATTCCTAAGGCTTCAATAATTAAGCTTTCGTGTGAAGCCATAATGTTTGTTAGGTTTCTTAAGGTTTTAGGTGTGTGTCCGTTGGCACCAATATGAATGTGAACTCCGCATCCTCTTGAAGCATCGCTTTTTGCTCCAGCTTTTCTTAATGCTCTAACAATCTCCTGTAAGTCCTCAATGTCATCGTAGGTTAAGATTGGTGTAACCATTTCACATTTTTCACTATCAGGTCCTGCAATTGATACATCCTTTTGGAACTTCCAAACCCTATCTTTTTTATCCTTGCAGGCACAAGCATCGTAACCATAATCTCTTGCTGCGTACCATGGTCTTGTTCCAAAGTATGCTGCAACCACCTTTGCTGCATCCATTCTTGTGATGTTGTTCATTTCAATTTCAACACCGATTGTTTGCTTCTTCATTTCTTCAATTTGCTTTTCAATTTTTTCTTTCATCTTCGTGTCCTCCTTGAAGGTTGTTTCTTCCCTTCGTCGTGTATATATATCACTCTAAACGGACACTATAGCAAGTTAATTGTGTATCTTTTTTTAACTATTTTTTGAGGCTTTTTTTACCTAAAAAGGAGCCTTTTATTTAGCTCCTTCAAGTAATTTTTCCATAGCTTCTTGGCACTCTTTTTCACCCTTGGCTAAGGTTTCCATATTTGTTAAATCCGCTAATACAATAACCCCAAGTCCATTAACTCCAATCTTGTATCTTCCATCAGTTTTTTGGCTTAACTCGTTATAAAGTTTTGTTGTTTTCTTCTTAAGGTTATTTAAGATTTTGTTTAATTTTTGTAATGACATTTTTGTCCCTCCTTGGAAAGGTTCTTTTTCCCTTTCCTTGTGTATATATATCACTCTAAGAGGAACTTATATCAAGTTAATTATGATACTTTTTTATATCTCTTTTCCGTCTTTTCCAATGAACTGAATTTCTTGAATTGTACCATTGTGAAATAATCCAATAGCATAATCGACAGCTTCCTTTGCTGACATACCAACTGAGCTAACATAATAATCAACAAGATGGTTCATTCCTCTTAGACCTGTTCTATTTTTTTCACACATCTCAAATAAAGGAATTCTCTCATCAGGTAAAACTTCAAATTCATCAACTTCAGGTATCAAAGCACATCCACCCCAAGTTCCATGAATTTGATTTGCATCATCAATTAAGATTACTTTACCAACTTTACCTGAATACTCAGGCTCACTTTTCATATTTTTTATTTTGATATAACATCCAGCTTTTAATTCGGCCATATTTACATCCTCCTTATTCGTGTTATATTAATCACTCTAAAAGCAATAAATATCAACTTGAAAGTAAAATAAAAGAGCAGCTTTTTACACTACTCTTCACATAAACCAAGATATACCTTGATTATTATTCAGTTTTTCAAAATTTCAAGTTTTCAAAAATTCTGGACCACGCATTTCTGAGGTGGGGCCGAACGGTACTTTAGTAACCACTCATTTTTGAGACTGGGGGAGGTCATTATTTAAACAATGCCCAAATTGCAACTCCTAAAGATATAATAGAAATGCCAATTGCAATTGATGGTAATAATATTTTTGACATTTTATCATCCTTATATGATTCCATTTCTGCACGAGCTATTGATGATATTGTGATTATTGGACAATTAAGAGATTTTTTTTCAAAATAGCCCATTTTTGAATATTCATAATATTCATTTAAATCAAATATCTTATTTTGAATAGATAATTTGTTAACTATTTTATCGTATTCAGCTTTATTTCCCAACTTATTAATATATTTTAAAATTTTATATGTTCTTTTTGAAATCATATTTAACTTCACCAACCTTTATTGATGAAATTATACCATGAAATCTACTTTTTTACCATATTACCATCTTCATCAAACTTATAATCTTTCTTGTCAGTAAAGCGTTCATGTTCCTTGTTGTGACATTCTTTACAAAGCAATAAAAGATTATCTTGATTGATACTTATTTCGGGATTATCTACATTTTCAGGAGTCAAGTGAATGATGTGGTGCACTTCAGTACCAACATCACCACACCTTTCACATCTTCCACCAGCTGAAGCTATCTTCATAGCTCTGGCAATTTTCCAGTTATCACTTTTGTAGAACTTCCTTATCTTATCGTACTCGCTTGGCATATTTTTGTTTGAAATAGGCTTTTAAAATGTATGCCTTATTCGTTCTTTCCCAAGGAACACGAATATCACTTCTTCCAACGTGACCGTACTTAGCTAAATCATAATAACTGATATCATCATTTAGAATTTCAGTTCTAATTGCTTTTGGTGTGAAGTTAAAGAATTTAAGTACAGCTTCTTTGATTTGGTCATTGGTATATTTACTTGTTCCAAAGGTTTCAATATTAACTGCTACTGGTTTAGCTACACCAATTGCATAAGCAACTTGGACTTCACATTTCCTTGCTAGGCCAGCTGCGACTACATTCTTTGCAACATACCTAGCATAGTAAGCAGCACATCTATCAACCTTCGTTGGATCTTTACCAGAAAAAGCTCCTCCACCATGTCGACCTACTCCACCATAAGTATCACAGATAATTTTTCTTCCAGTTAAACCTGAATCAGCATAAGCTCCACCTTTTACAAATTCACCTGTAGGATTAATCAAGACTTTTGTTTCTCCTGTAATTAACCAGCTAGGAATGACCTTTTTTAAACATTCTTCTATGATAAAGGAAGTGTAAAATTCTCTATCAACATTTGGCTGCGTTTGTTGAGAAACTATAATAGTTGTTATTTTTACTGGATTATCATTTTCATCATAAGCAATTGATACTTGGCATTTACCATCCTTGCCAAATAATTCAGGAATTTCCTTTGTTAATTCATCCATTTTGATTGCAATTTTTCTAGCTAAAACTATCGGAAGAGGCATAAGCTCTTTTGATTCAGAAGTTGCAAAACCATACATAATTCCTTGATCACCAGCTCCGTCCTTATCTACACCTAAAGCAATATCAGGACTTTGCTTTGAAATTTCAATGACAAATTCAAAGTTTTCAAGATTTCCATATCCTAAATCTTTAAGAACTGACAAAGCAACGTTCTTATAAGAAACATTAGCATTTGTAGTGACTTCACCAGCTAAAACAATTAAATTATTTTTAATCAATGTTTCAACAGCAACTCTACTATTTTTATCTTGAGCTAAACACTCATCTAAAATACGATCACTAATCTGATCAGCTATTTTATCAGGATGTCCTCTAAATACGCATTCGCTTGTAATTATTTTCATAATTTCCTCCATTTTTTACTTAAATTTTCAAATTTTAATACATTTAAATTGTTTCAAAATCGATGTGATAATCAGGGATATCTTTAAGAGCTATAGTTTCACCATTTCTTAAAAGGTAGCAGTTATCGTAACTTTGGACGAATCTTAAGTATCTCTTAACTATCACATCGACATATTTTTCATCTAATTCCATAAGCATAGCACTTCTATCGATTTGTTCAGAAGCTATCATTGTTGAACCTGAACCACCAAATAGATCAAGGACTAATTCACCTTTTTTACTTGAATTCTTAATTGCTCTACCAACAAGTTCAAGTGGCTTCATTGTCGGATGTAAATCATTAACTTTTGGCTTGTTGTATTCCCAAATAGTATCTTGTGAACGGTCATCAATAAAATAATGACCAGCCCCTTCTTTCCAACCATAAAGAATAGGCTCATGACGCCAATGATAATCTTGACGACCTAGCACAAGTGAATTTTTAACCCATATCAAACATTCAGCTAATTTGAAACCTGCATTAATAAAAGCAGTTCTAAAATTCAAACCTTCAGTATCAGCATGGCAACAATAAATAGCTCCACCATTTTTACAATGAAGTGCCATGTTATCAAATGCCTTTTGTAAGAATTCTTTAAAATCAGCATCTGATTGTTTATCGTTTTGAATTTTCATTTTTGAGCCATTATCATCAACTCCACCTTCATAATCAACGTTATAAGGAGGATCAGTGAAAATCATATCAGCTAACTTTCCATCAGTTAATTTATCGACATCTTCTTTGATTGTTGAATCACCGCACATTAACTTGTGTTTACCTAAAATAAAAACATCACCTTTTTTAGAATACGGATTAACTGGTAATTCTTCCTCTTCATCAAATTCATCTTCAAGTACATCTCTTTCAAGTGAGCTTTCTAAATCTTCAAATCCAAATTGAAGCATGTCCATATCGATTTGTTTTAATTCTTCAGCAAGTTTATCCATATCCCATTCAGCTAATTCACTGACTTTGTTATCAGCTAAACGAAATGCTTTTATTTGTTCTTCATTTAAATCATCAGCTACAATACAAGGAACTTCAGTCATTCCTAATTTCTTACTTGCTTTAACTCTTGTGTGGCCACATACGACCACATTGTTTTTATCAATGATGATAGGAACCTTAAATCCAAATGAATTAATCGAAGCAGCAACAGCATCTACTGCTCCATCGTTGTTTCTAGGATTATTTTCATAAAGTACTAAATCATCAATATTCATCTGAATCAAATTCAGTTTGTTGTTTATTTTGTTCATTTTCCCAGACCTCCTTAGCTTGTTCTAATTTCTTTTCAGCTAGCATTATTTCTTCATATCGCTCACTAAACTCTTTACCGAATTTCTTAGTTAACAAATAAACAATAGATTTATAATCTGGTGGAACTTGCTTTTTAGTTCTATGGATTTTCCTCTTTTGTTTTTCACCTTTACCAGCATCTTCGATAAATTGTTCTTCTTCAACAATCTCAAATCCTAATGCTTTTTTAACCATTGCATTTACTAACTTATTTTTTAAATCCAGTTTTGCATCATCCATCATCTTTTGTAGTTCAGGATGTTTCTTCTTTAAATTTGAGAAGCAAACTTCAGTGATACCAAGATATTCACACATTTCTCTTTGAGTTACTAAATTTGAAGCACACTCTTTGATGAAAGCTAATACTTTATTCAGTTCACCATTTTGTTCCCAAGTTTCATAAATATCTTTACGTTTCATTGAAATCACCTTCTTCCTTCTAAGCATGAAAAAAGGCCAGCAGATGTTATTCTGTTGACCTGTATTTCTATAGCTTTTGCCAATTATAATTATATCACACTTTAAGAAAGGCACAATGTGACAGAGAGTGACATTGAGTGACAGAGCGTGTCAACATTTTTAGTTATTATTAGATTTCATCATTTTTGTGTATATTTTTGAGAAAGACATCCTAAGACCACCATGTCTTTTTCACAAGACTTCACTAAAAGACAGTTGTCTTAGACCTTTTAGACACGTAGAATTAGATGGTATTTCCTTCAAGACTGCAGAAATCTGGCCAATATTAGCAAAGTCTTGTTGTCTTCTTCAAAGTCTCGGCCTGGCTCGTTCAAAAATCTAAGAGGAAGACATCCACGTCTTTTGTCGTCTTATACACAAAATTTAAGGGAAGATTAGTGTCTAGACATCAATTATTTTGCGTATCTTGATCATCTAGCTTCAACAATTCTAAAGCTGCATCATGCCATCTAATAGCGGTTCTTTTTGAAACAAATATTGCTGAGGCAATTACATCCCAATTTTCACCTTCGATATAACGTTTAACAAGAATAGTTTTAAAATCCTCATTTTCCAACTCTTCAATTATTAATAGTGCTTGGCTTTTAATATTTTTGAGCTTTTCTTCTAAGATTTTAATTTTCTCATCAATTTCAATTTTCTTATAAATCCATTTAACGAAAGGTGCATCTGTATTTCTATTCGGATTAGATCCTATCTTTTCACCATAAGAAGGTCCTGGAATTGAAAAACTCATTCTGTCATATTCTTTAGAACGAAGTTTCATGCAGTAAATTTTGTGTTCAAGTTTTTTTATCTGCATCAAATATTCTTTAGCATCCATGTCAAGTGGCCTCCTTAAATTTAGTTAACTGATTAATTTCAATTGAGATGCCAGTAGGTTCATCTGACCAAACCTTCTCAACGAACTCGCATACCACTTGAGCATCATCGTTCCAGAAATCAAGCTCAGTCATACAATCCTTTAGCATCTTCTCTAAATTATCAGTATCAGGTTTTGTTACTCGCCATTCAAAATGCTTATGCCTTGTTCCTTTTGGAAAGTACCAGCTAACTTTTAATTCAAGTGGTCCATCTAAAGGAGCATCAGGTTTAAATGGGCTTAAGTGTTTAATTATTTCATCTTTTGCCTTTTTTACATTTTCAGGTGTATACACGTAAGGCTTACCATGTACGATACCTATCTTTTTCATTTGAGCCGTCGTTGTTGGCGGATCTAGTAGTAAAAACATTTTCATGTTGTCCCACCTTCTTTTTTCTTTTTTTCTCTCCGCTTAGTTTGAGTTTGGAAGAAGAGTTACACATGGCACTGGCAATTTTAAAGCCAGTGTTATGTGCTCTTCTTTCAAACGTCTCTGTCCTTATTTTTTGTTCATTTTTCCTTGTGACATTTGTTACATATATATAAGCGGATGTCCCAGTGTCCCAGAAGGCTATTTCACCTCCTCATTTTTGACACGTTTTATAACTCCATCTTCGATAATAAAATCGTCAGGAATTTCCTTTACAGCTCTATAAATCCATTTACGTTTTGATTGAACATTATCCTTATCTTCAGCTAAATATTCAGCAACATCCATCACTTTGCATTCATTCTGGTCCATTGCTACGATATTAAAAGCATCTTCAATAATATCCAATTTCTCATCGCTTGTTTTTACAGCACCGTCTTTATATTGTTTTAAATTAGCTCTAGGATCACCTTTCGATAACATCTTTTTTACAGCATCGGTATGATCTATTGAATGAAGCGGATATTTAAACCAAATATTCCTCGTTGGCGGTTCAGCAAAATCACGAGTAACAAACTGCATACGCCAAGCTGAATCTGTATATGAATCACATATTTCTGGCTTTTGTTCTTCTGGTATTTCTACTTCAATAAGGTCAACAATTGCATCAGGATCACGAGCAAACACACCAGAGCCTGAAGCTCTATCTTGAGCTGACTTTCCACCTTGAGCACCTTTACTATGGTGATGTGCATAAATTACACTTGCTCCAGTTTCATCAGCAATTCGGTCAAACTGATTACAAAAGTAACCCATTTCTGAAGCATTGTTTTCATCACCAGTAATAACCTTATAAATCGGATCTATGATAATGCAGTCAAATTCTTTACCTTTAGTTCTTCTTACGAGCTTCGGTACTAACTTATCAAGAGGCATAGCATGTCCACGTAAATTCCAAACGGATAAACCACCTTTAGTAGGATTTTTAATTCCTAAAGCATCATAAATTTTGAAAATTCTATCAAAGCATGAAGGTCTATCAATTTCCAAATTCACATATAAAACATTACTTTTCTGACATTTGAAATTTAGGAAATCTAAACCTTCTGATATAGCTATAGCAAGCTCAATAAGCAAGAATGATTTACCTGATTTTGAAGCACCAGAAATAATCATTTTATGACCTTTACGAAGTAAACCACCAATTAATTCAGGTGCTAATGGTGGCCTATCATTAATCAAATCAGCAGGATATTCAATACCAGCAAGTTCATCTTCTTCACCCTCTAAATAATCAAGCCAGTCATTCCAAGAAGTACGACCGATATTAGTAGCAAGTAAGGTTTGTTCTTTCCCATTTCTAGTCACTCCTGGCATTCTTGAAAGACGTGAAGGATTTTTATTTTGCTTGTCAATTTTTAGTCCATGAGATTCTAAAAAGCCATATAAAGTTTCGACTCTTTTCCTGTATTCAATTAAATCAGGAGCATCAACATGAACAATGGCATGAAGAGATTTACCTCCACTATAAACTAAGCAAGCAATAGGAAGCTCGAACTTCTTATAAGCAGCTTCTTGTTCTTCTAATGAACACTCATCACATTCAACTAAGGCATAATTAAACCTAGTGACATTTTCATTTTTAACTCCACCGTCAACAGGATTAAATCTAATCCAAGCACCACATTCTTCTTTCCAATCACCTAAAACTGCACCAATATCATCAGGATGCTTTTTCAAAAGTTCAATTAGCTCACCAGCAGTTCTATCATAAAACCCTTTTGAAGGATAATATTTAGTACCATCACTCCAAACATCATCAGTTACATAGCCAACAAAATCACTAGGATCAAATAATATTTCTAAGTATTTAATTAGCTGTTCTGAAGGTTTAAGTTCATTCTTTTTAGGACTATCTAAGCCATCATATTCAATTTCATCGTTCCAATCTAAGCACATATTCTTGCAATTAAAATGAGGAGATAAATACCCATTATCTTTAGCAAGTTGAATAATCGTAGCTCCAGTAATTGGTGTTGATGAACCATTAAAAGACTGCCATTTCCTTTCACATTCTCCTTCTTTATATCTTGAATCAGCACGTGACCAATTGTCCCACACATTACAAGAAAAGCCCTCATCCTTGAGAGCCATTCCAACCTGTACCCAAGTTGTGTAATCTAAGGATGAAGGATTTAAATAAGTAAGTGCATCTAAAATATTTTGTTTATCCATGAAAATCCTCCTATGGTTGATAAGATTTAGGATCTATTCCTCTTGGTAAATACCAACTATTCATTGAAATTCTAGTAATCATCTTACTTGCAGCTTCAAAGGTCCAAAGTCCAACATGAAGGAATCCATATCTTTCTAAAAATCTTATTTGTTTTGGTGTAGCTAATCCTTCAATTTGTCTATTTTTAAGTTTTTCAATTAATAAACTAGCCATTCCAGCACAAGTTACGCTTTCAGGATAAATACCATGCTTTTCTAAATATTCTAATTGTTTATCTGAAGCAGGAGCCATTTCCCAAGTAAATGTAGGTTCATAATCCGCTAAATCGTCAGCAGCAATTGAAAAGGCATATTGAATAGGGTCCACTAGCTTTTGTTTCTTTTTACGCATTGCTTCAAGTTCACGAGCAAGAGCCTCTTCTCTTTCTTTTACAATTTCTGATTCGGACTCAGTTTCAGCTTCGATTAAATCAATACCAGATTCTTTATCTTGCATTTTCTTATCGATTCTAGCCGCCACTTCTTCATCTTTTGCAATTAAAGCAGAAGGCTTACATAAGTCATGGCGTTCAGTCAGCCAAAGAAAATCTAAAAGTAATAATTCTTTTTTACCTGTTTCTGGACTAAGCCTCATACCTCGTCCTACCATTTGTTGATATAAGGAACGAACACGAGTAGGTCTTAAAACAATAACGCAATCAACCGCTGGACAATCCCAACCTTCAGTTAAAAGCATTGAATTACATAAAACGTCATATTCCCCTTTTTCAAAATCGTCTAATACTTCTTTCCTGTCATTACTCTTACCATTTACTTCAGCTGCTCTTAAGCCATGCAAATTAAGTAATTCACAGAACTTTTGTGATGTTTTTACTAATGGCAAGAAAACTACTGTCTTCCTACCTTTGCAATAATTAAGCATTTCTAAAACAATTTGATTTAAATAAGGTTCAAGTGCATCACCAATTTCACCCACTGCATAATCACCATTTGATAAGCCAACATTAGAAATATTTAATTCAAGTGGAATCATCTGAGCTTTTATAGGACTAAGATACCCATCCTTTATTGCTTGTCTCATTGTGTATTCATAAGCCTTACATTCAAAGAACTGGCCTAAATTTCTTTGATCAGCTCTATCAGGCGTCGCTGTTACGCCTAGTACTTTTGCACTATCAAAATGTTGTAAAACTCTTTGATAAGAATCTGACATTGCATGATGAGCTTCATCAATAACAATTGTTTTAAAATAATCTTTAGGAAACTTGTTTAATCTACTGACTTGTGAAAGTGATTGAACTGAGGCAACTGTTACAGGGAATATTGAATTTAGTGATGAAGACTCAGCCTTTTCTAAAGCCGAGTCAACACCATTATTTCTTTTCAACTTATCCGCTGCCTGTTCTAACAATTCACCACGATGAGCAATAATTAAAGCTCTTGAACCATCACTAATTTGATCTTTTATTACTTGAGAAAAACACACAGTCTTTCCTGTACCTGTTGGAAGAACCAATAAAATATTCTTTCTTCCATCGTCCCATTCCTTATGAATAGCCTTAACTGCTTCTTGTTGATATGGTCTTAACATCAGGCATCACCTCTTTAAAATGGGAGATCCTTGTCATCAATTTCAACAGAGAAATACTTAGGATCATAATCGATGAACTTATCTAAATCATTTATTACCTTTTCTTCACCAGCTTGATTGGTATATTTTCTTTGTTTGAAGTGAGCACGTCCAACAGAGCCAATAACCTTATTCCAATTCATAACAAGTTTTTCACCATGCTTCTTTTGACCGATAGATCTAAAGAATGCTGATATTTTCCATTCAACTGAACGATAAAGTAATAAATCAAATTTGATACTTGCTACACCATCTGCAGTATCTACTTGAACGGTTATAGTAGCTTTATTACAAGCAGGTATCTTTTGACCTCCTGGAAAGCGACCTCTTTCAAAGTTGGTAACTACATAGTTGTAGTCACCTTCTTCGAGTAATATAAATTCTTGACCATCTGATTCGATTGAATCATTCCAGTCCATTAAATTTTGATCTACTGGCATAATTATTTGGCCTCCTTATTTGCATTAATCATTTCAACAATCTTCTTAAAATTAGGAACAACCCAACGAGATAAGAAATCATCAGGATATTCATTAATAGATTTTGCTTCTGGATAATGACCTCTTGAAGCAACCACCTTGATAACGTCCTCAACACTTACTTTCGCTTCAGTAATCATTCCATCAATTTTACTTACTACTAATCTTTCTTTTGGTTCTTCTTTTACCGCTTCAACAGCTGGCTTTGTTGGCCCAACTTCGTTGAATAAATGTGATATCGAAGAATAATCCAAATCTAACTCTTCAGGCAAATTAAAGCGGTTTTTGGCATCCCAACAAGGGTTATGTGTTGTGTACATTACTCGCTTACCACCACTTGCTTTTTTAGAATTATTTTCAGTCGTTATTACAAAGGTTTTATAGTTACAGAATAAGAGCATATCACACCATTCCTTGATAAGCGGTGCTACTTGTTTAGATAGTTTCATTTCCCATCTATCAAATTGTCCTTGTTCTTCTGGTAATTCATATTTACGAGGTTTTCCATGAGCAATGATTACCGGATTAATTCCAACATCAATTAAACTATTTAGTAAAATTAGAAAATTACCATATTCCTCACCAACATATGTGTAACCTTTACCAAAACCAAAATCTTCAATATTGGCCTTGCGATATTTATTACAAATGAAATCAATACACATACTTTCTGCCCAGTCTGCTGTATCAATAACTAAAGTTTTACAAACCTCAGGTTGAGCTATAACTTCCTTAACTGTGTTTAGTAATTCGTCCCAATTTTTTATTTTGATACGACGGACATTAAGCCTTGTTGTTCCACCTTCAGTATCTAAAAATAGTGGGTTTGGCATCTTTGATGCTAAGGAAGATTTACCAACTCCCTCGGCACCATAAATACAAATTTTTAATGGTGTCTTTTCAACACCTGTAACAATATTCAACATTATTTTTCTTCCTCCTTAGTGATATTAATTTCTTCTCTTGGATCATTTTCAGGGACTAATGTAATGGCCCCTTCTTGCATTTCTAAATAAGGTGTAATCTTACTTTTATCCTTACCAAGTCTTTTATTTAATTCAGTAATTCCTGCTAACTTTTTATTAGCATAAGGATCAACACCAGCTTCTTCACAAACCTTAATGACTGCAGCTTCATTGATTATCTTTCTTGAACCTTTACCTCTAACAAGTTTTAAACCTGACCATTTATGGCCATTAAGAGCTTTTTTAAGTGCAAAATCCTTTAAATCAGTACAATATTGAATAATCAAATCTAAATTAGGCAGTAGCTTTTCAATTTCTTCATCAGTTAATTTTTCTTTTGAAGTATCTATTTGATTTAACAATTCTGACCTTTTATTGCATAAAGCTGCTCCAGCACAATATTTGCAATAATCTCCTGGATGAGCTTCAGGATTAGGTTCTTTCGTTTTAGCTACTGCTGGAATTAAAATGTCTTTTTCAAAAAATAATAATTCTTCAAGAGACATCTCGAATTCATTAGTGTTATTAATAACTGGTTGATAAATACAAAGCCTTATTTTATTAATCTCAGGATAGATATCCTTAAATGTTTTATAGAAATAAAGGGCATATAACCCAAGCTGTGGATTAAATAAATTCATTTGGAAATCGTAAGCATATACAGGACCTCTTCCTGTTTTTAAATCAACTACGGTTAAAGTATCACCTGCAATGATTCCACAATCCAAAGTTCCACCAGCATCAGAATCAAAGTCCATATCTAGATGTTGTTCTACAACCACAAATGGATCATGTCCGATTCTCTTCTTTTCAAATTCATAAAGGTTAACGACATAATCAGCATAACCATTAGCAATAGACATCATTTCTTCATCAAACATAGTCGATTCTTTAATAATGTCATCAATAGTTCTGGTATCTTCATAATCAGTTAATTTTAAGGACTTACATATAAGAGCCGCTCCTATGTTATGGCATTCAGTTCCATAAATAGCTCTTTCATTTGGTTCATCAGTTCCTACTTCATTGAATTTGAGAGATAAGTAGCATTGAAGCCAAGTTTTACTTTTACTAGGTGAGTATTTGCTATGACCTGTTGGTGCTGGCATTTTGATTACCTCCCTTTTCAAAAATTTCAATTCCTGTTACAGAATCGCTCGGAGCAATGATCAAGACTTTTCTTTTACTATTAAATAATCTGTTAAATAGCTTCTTAGGAATAGACTCAGTCACGCTCTCAAGCACATTAGTGTTTCCACCAGATTGTTCCGCTACATTAATGCGGATGTTATGATTTTTTGTTCTCATAAATTACCTCAAACTTTCTAGAAGGCTTATGTACTTTATCCTTCTGGGTCTAAGGCCGAACAACCAATAAAAAGTTAGGGTTAGCAAAATTTTTCTTTGATCTTTTTCTCTAAAGTTTTCACTCGCTCAGATACAGTACCTTTTGTTAGGCCAAGCATCTTACACATTTCGCACTGCTTATAACCTTTAATAAAGATTAGGTCATATGTTTGTTGCATTGTTTCAGGTAATGTAGCTACAAAATCCCTAACTTCTACAGTTTTTTCTTTTAACCAATTATCGCTATCAGCTTCTTTGGCTATTTGATATTGCAAGCGTGATTTATCCGCATCTTCATCACAATTTGAACCAAAGAAATCCAAACTTAATATTCTTTCTGGATGATTGTATGGATTTAATTCCTGAGGCTGTTCTGGATGGTCCATGGCCCATTGCTTTTTGTTTTCGATTCGTTTTTTTCTGTTCTTTTCATCCTCGCAATTGATGTATTTAAGGTTTGCTCTAACTTCAGCATCATCGTTTAAATGAAGCCTCTTAATTGTTACATCAGTGATAGTTTCATCGATTACTACCGTACTACCTCCTGATGCATAAATTGTTGTTGACTTACCTGGTTCGATAATAACTTTATCTCCATTATCAAAATGATAGGTGTAAGTCTGTCTTTGGTTACTTGATGTTTTTCGTGTTTTCAAAATAAAAATCCTCCATTCTGCGATTTGATTCGACAAAATGGAGGTTTGCTAAATAAAAAAATGGCTATGCGGAGCGGCACAAACAACCATGAAGATTATTAGAAATCTACATTTTGTCGTGCAGTTTACTTCGCTTAGCCAACTGCTTTATTTAATTTCAGATATATTTGTATATCTGACTAATGCTAATACACTTATCTCAAACTTTTAATTCGAGAAAAATGGTAAAATTTAGCATTATATGATATAATCAATATATTAAATGGTTATGCAAAACCACTTATTGATTACAAAAATATTATAACATCAGAGTGTTTTATAGTCGATATTTAGGCTGACATCAAAGTCTACGCTCAGTCTACATGAAGTCTACAAAAAAGTACGGAGGCGGTTAGTTTGGTTAATCTTTGTTATGCAACATTTCTTCAGCTAATAAAAAAATATTACGTTAATGATATTGAAGCTGAAAATTTAGCAAGAGATATTTTTATAGAAATTTTACCAGAATCAGAATATAAAAAATTTGAGGGAGAATCAGGAAAGAAATATCTAAGTGCATTATGGACAAGAACTCGTAATATTCCTAAACAAATTGCTGATACACTTTCTACATCTAGCTATAAAAAAGCATGCTTTGATCATTTCGATAATGTTATAGCTAAAGATATCAACCCAGCCACTGAAGATGATTTTTACTTTAACGTTGAAAATTTAATATCAAATGACGATTCTATTTCACCAAAGAAAAAAGCCAGTCTCCATAAAATCATAAAAACTGGCGATAAAGGAAAGTATTTATTTGAAATTTTTATTTATGCTATAACAAAAGAAAATAAGGATGGACATGAAACACTTGATAAAGATACAATTCCATTATTATCAGATGTGGATCAAATTTGTCCTCTTTGTCATAAATCATTAATAGAAACAAAGAAAAATAAAACAATATATCGGTATTCTATTACAAGAATCTATCCTGAATTTTTAGATAACAATTTAAAGGATGAATTTGATGCAATAAGACCAAAACCAGTTGAACCAGATGATTCAATGAATAAAATATGTCTATGTGACAATTGCAGCAGTAATTATATTTATAGTCCTGATTCTACTACTTATGAACGCTTATTAAGATTAAAACATCAATCAATATTTAATTCAAATTCAAAAATATCAAACTTTCCATTAGAAGATCAAATTGTATTTATTTTAAAATGTTTATCTAATACTAATCCCGAGGATGGATTACTTGATAATTTTAGGATGAAGCCCTTAGAACCTTGTAATAAAATCAAAAAAGAAAATTATTTATTAACTAAGGCTATTAAAGACGATAACGATGCTTTTTATTGGTTTATTAAAGAACATATTTCTCAATTGGATGCAGTTAAGAGTTCATTTAGAACAATCGCATCAGAAATTAAATCCGCCTTCTTAAAATTAAATCAAGAAGGATACGACCAATTTGAAATTTTTAAACAATTAACTGACTGGATAATGAAAGAGCATCTTCTTCCTGCTTCTTATTATCAAGCAGCCCATATTATAGTTTCGTACTTTGTACAGAGTTGTGAGGTATTCGATGAAATTTCCAAATAA